TTGTTGGAGCCAATGTGCCGTTTGCTGTGAAGTTGTGGACAATGTATCCATTGCTATAGGTTACTGTACCGCCAGTGTAGAACTGCACGTTGCCGGGGTATCTGACTACTACGATGCCTGAACCGCCGTTGCCTGCGGTACTTGAGCTACAAGCGCCTCCACCACCGCCAGTATTGCCACCACCAGACACTCCCGCGCCTATAGCACCATTGCCACCACCGCCTACACCACCAGTTCCAGCAGTTGTTTCGCCTGATCCACCGCCGCCTCCTGCATAAGTTGTAACCGTGCCAGTAATTGAACTAGCAATACCAGCACCGCCGTTACCGCCTCTACCACCAACTATATTGGTTAAACCAATGGTTCCCGCGCCGCCACCACCAGCCGCAGATGCAAATCCTGAATCATTTATATGGTTGCCACCACTATTACCTTGATTTGCTACGCTTTGTCCACCAGCATAAAAAATTGCAGTTCCACCAGATGCGTATGCTGAACCACCACCAGAACCGCCATTATTTCCATTAGCAAAATAGTTAGCAGAGCCACCACCACCGCCACCCGTAGTGCTAATAGCGCCAAATACAGAAGCAACTCCGTTATTTCCTTGTGATGCATTTCCTACACCAGCACCACCACCACCTATAGTCACAGAATAAGAAGCACCAGTCGCAACAGTCACAATACCTGTCAACAAACCACCAGCGCCGCCACCTCCTAAAAGCGCACCACCTCCACCGCCAGCAACAACAAGATACTCAACCCATCTAGGGGCGATGTAACCCGACCACGCGCCTTGGCTGATGGCTTGGTTAACTTGCTTTAGATTGAATAGACCTGATGCCATATGACCTCAAAATGTAATTGTTCCAGATGCCACGAATTTATACACCCGATACTGACCGGCAATGTATGTTTCTGGTGATCCAGTTGTTGATGCCGCTGGCAGTAAGTATGAAGGATAACGGATGATGACTATGCCTGAACCGCCTGCGCCTGATCCATAGTATCCAGCAGTATTGTTTCCGCCTCCCCCGCCTGAACCAGAATTAGCTACAGCACTTGTTGCTAATAATCCAAGAACAGCATTGCTACCATTACCTGCTCCAAAACTACCGCCCAAATAATTTGAAACATTTACGCTAGTGTTCATACCACCACCACCACCTCCAGCGTATTGTTTTGGTGAACCTGATATTGATGAAACAACACCTGCACCACCAGAACCGTTTAAACCTACTGAACCAGCACCACCGCCTCCACCACCAACATAAGGGCTTATTGAACCGCTACCACCAGCATTTCCTTGGCCTGATATTCCAGTGCCACCACTACCTGCTGTTGTGTTTCCTGTTCCTCCACCACTGCCAGAACCACCAGATAAACCATTATTTGTGCCATCACCATAAGAGCCACCACCTCCACCTCCTGTGGCAATTATTGAACCAAATATGCTACTAGAACCGTTGTTACCTTGAGCGGCAGAACCTACAGTACCAGCACCACCCGCACCAACGGTAATGGTAATGGATGATCCTGTGGTTATTGAATATCCAGTTGCAGTTAAAAATCCACCCGCACCACCTCCGCCTCCAATAGGAGTACCTCCTGAACCCCCGCCAGCCACGACAAGGTATTCCACCGTTGTGACAGGGTAGTTAAGGCCGTTATAGGTAGCAGATAAAACGCCGCCCGTATATCTTTGAGACATGAAAGTCTCCTATTAGTTTATTTCTTCCCAAGAGCAGGTAACGACAAAATCGTTCGCCACGCTTGCAGTAGCACCAATTGACCTGTCTTCTAGCAAGTAAAAACTTGTTGTCTTGTCAGTCACAATCAAAGACGCATCAGCGGGTACAGAAACTGTAGATGCAATCGCAGTACCTGTACCGCCAAGAGCCGCCGCAGAGAATATCTTGATCGTGATGTCAGCCGCAGCCGTGCCATCAACGTTGGCCGCAACAATCGAATTGATCTTGTAAACTTTACCAGACGATGCTGGATTGCTTACCAACGCAGTTGCAAAAGGATCAGCAGTTGATGAGATCAACAAAGAGGATGTGTTACCAAGGATGGTGGTAACGTTAACAATATTTGGATTTGCCATTAAGTGCTCCTAAAATTAACCGAAGATCATTGCCATCGCAATGGCCTTGCCCGTTGAAACGCCACCAGAACCCCACTCGGGTGCTGTGGCTCCAGAATTTACAACCAACGCTTGACCAGCAGTACCAATACCCAGACGCACAACATCTGTGCCGTTGAAGTACATCGTATCACCTGCGGTTGTTGTAGGGGCCAGCGCATCAAACGCTGCTGTCTTTGTAGTCTGTCCTGTACCACCGCTTGCGATTGCCACAACACCTGAGCTATTGACGCTAGAAACTTTTACGTAGTCTGTGCCGTTGTAATAAACAAACGCTTTTTCACCGACTGCGATTGACACACCGGTTTGACCGGCTGCTTTAAATGTCACTGCGCTGGTAGCGCCTGCGTGATCCACCATGTACAGTTTGCTGTAGCTAGGGCCTGTGATAACTTTGGTAACTGACTGCGTACCGGTGATACGGATAACTGCGTATTGCGCTGTAGTTGAACCAATGTTTGAAGCAGAAGCGCTACCAACAGTATTTGCCAAAGTTATCGCGCCATCGCCTGCAAAAGACAGCGTGCCCGCAATAGCAATATTGACGTATTCAGTAATACCGTTGTTTACTGTATCGCCCCACGTACCAGAAAGCGTACCCTGCGTGGGGGTAAGTAGCTGTAGTTGTCCTGTTTCTGCTGCCATTTAAATGCTCCTAGGGTGTGGTTGCAATGTTTGTCCAACCAGCAGTTTGGGTATTTCCGATATTCTGCCAGTTTGCGTCTTGTGTGTCATCAATTATTTCCCAAGTTTTTCTTACCGATTCACTGGAAGTAATAGCCATTGTGTCCGTTACAGTCGATACATAAGTTGTAGCCGCTGATTCCGTAGTTGTCGCAGCCCCAATTAACTCATCCAAGAACTTGGCAAATGTTGCCGCCACTGTTTCATTTGTAGAGGTTGCCGCAGTTTCGTCTACAACAAGCCCAAAGTAATCCGTTGTCGCAGTCTCTGCCGTAGAACTTGCCGCAGTTTCAGCAACATCTGCGTTAAAGAACGTACCAACAATCTGCTCTGTCGAGGTAGCCGCTGACTCATCCACAGTCCTTGCAAAAATAGCCGCTATAAACTCTGCCGTTGCCGTAGCCGCTGACTCATTGACTGACTGCGCAAAAGTTGCCGCAACTGTCTCTGCTGTACTTGTAACCGACGTATCAGTTACGGTTTCTGTATATCCTGTACCCGCCTCATTCGTCTCGCTAATAGCCGCCGTATCAGTAACCGCAAAAGCAAAAGTGGCCTGAACTGTCTGAGAGTCAGATATTGACCCAATACCACCCCAACTTAAATCCCCCCAAGCCCCTTCACCCCAAGAACTAAGCGAAGTAATTGACTCCGCAACGCTGGCAGGAAACGTGGCATTAGGTATTTCAGATGTTGCTGTGGCAACGGACTCAGATACGCTATCGGCAAAGGCAGTTACGCCACCCCAGCCAGCATCACCCCAAGCGCCGTCGCCCCATGCGTAAGCCATTTTAGGTCAGTGAGCAAGAGTACGAAACCGCAATAGTGTCACCTGAAACAACTGCTTTAGGGCTGCTAAAGTCACCGGCAGAGAACAAAGTTCCTGTGGTGTTGTCGATCGTTGCAGAGCCACCAATGTTGATAAAGCATCCGGCAACAGTGCCAGTGCCAGTAATAGAGAAAGACGAAGCAGCGGAAGTTGACTTTGTGCAAGTTGTGCCGGTTACAAAAGCCGCAGCACTAAATACTGGGGTTTTGCGGTTGCCGGAGTATGTAGGGGCATTGGCCAAACCAACTTCCAACCAGCCTGCATGTGATGCTTGCGTGTCAGTAATAGCGGCTGAGCCTGTGCCTTTAAGACCCATAACCACTGCGCCAGCGGCTGTATTACCAAGGATGGTGTCCAGCGTCAGGTTCTTGCCCACAGTTGTGACCAAGTTCTCAATGGCGTCTTCCCACTTCACGTTACCGTCTTTGTCATAGCAAACGGCAACGTAGCGGCCTTCAATGGTCGCTGTATCAGAAGGGGCGGTGTTGTAGCTGCAAGATGCTTCGCATTTATCTGCGGCTGAAATTTTGTCAATGGTCATAGTGACTCCTAGTTGGAAGAACGTATTAACGAAGTGGTTGGGCCATTTACCGGCATGGTAATTGTAAATGTGGTGGTAGAAGTTTTGTCAGAACCAAAGTCCAACACAGCAATCGACTTGTTACCTTGGGTAACGTTGTAAATCAACGCACATCTGGCGGTGATTGCGCCTGTCCAAGAGATGTTTGGGAAGCCTACGTAGGCTGTGTACCCAGAGGACGACACCGTGATGGGTGTTAACTGTGCCCCGCCAAGCGAATATGTACCTGTAGCGGGCACTTCATTGGTCGAACTATACACAGTTGTGCTTTCATTTAAATTTGCAGAGGCCGTGTACAAGGCAATCTTGATAACGTCGGTCGTCAAGTCGTGTATGCCTTGATAAAGCTCTGCTTTAAATGATGTGGTCTGGGTTTGAACAATAGCCATCAGGTCACCGCCTGTCTAAATTGACCAGAACGGTAAGCGTCTTGACGCTCCATACCATCGCCCAAACGTTTAGCCAATGCAAGCGCTTCCATGAACTTCTGGTTGTACAGCGCCATCATGTCTTGCTCACCCTTCATGTAGGTGTAAGCCTCGACCAACGAGCCGTACAAAAGCACAGAATCAAAGTTATCACCAAGCCATGTCTGACCATCTGCCGCAACCGTAATTGACTCGGGGTAGTAGTAATAGTGCAGTTCCACACTGTATGTTGAGTCTGGCGTGGGGCCAAGGATGAACGACAACTCGTCTGAAATAGTGCTACCCGATACAGCAGGGCCAAACAAAGCGTAGTATCTAGGAATCCCTGTGTCTGTTGGTACAGGGTACGCCTGACGAATAAAGTTGACGTCTTTGTTTAATAGATACTCGTACGAGCCAGCAGCATCAATGACCGCCATCGAGTACACCGCCAAGAAATCCAACGGACACTGCAAGTACTTGTTATTCAGTGTGGTCACACCCGTCACGTTCTTGCGAATAGACGGGAACTGAACCGAGTTATAAATACGCTGCTCAGCCTGCGTAACGAACACGGGAATATTAGCCACGAAATCTGCTTCCGTGTTCTCCGTGTACGCTTGAATAGCAGCGCTGAGTGCGGCGTAATTCATGCCATTGGGCCTCGTGCCATCAAGCCTTTAGTCGCTGCACCTGTGCCGCGAACTTTGATGCCTGAAGTTTTAGTCTCATTCTGGCCGTTGTTGTAGTTACCAACACTCATCTTCATGGTGCTGAGGCTACTAATGCTTGAGTCTTTGCCGGGGTTAGTCGACATTACCAGAGGCTTGCCATTCATTTTGTGCGGTGCAGCATAAGTAGCGGCATCGCCAACTTCTTTGCCCATAACTTTTTTGCTAAATTTGGCCATGTTATTTCCCCTGATTTGCGGCGCGGGACAAGTTACGTCCTAAACGCATGCGGTCGTCGGTTGTAGGGCCACCAGCTTTAAGCTTTGTAGGCTTCTTGCCGGGGTGCATGTTTTTCTCGTGCTTGCCGACAGCAGATTTAATCATCTTTTTGTCTTGGGCTAAATCTTTCTTGTCCATATTAGACTCCTATGTAACTGTTACCGTAACTGTACCAACAAATGCCGTTGCCACCAAGTAGTTTGGTGTTAACTCCGTATCAAAATTACTGGCCCCGCCTACCGGTGCCCAACCCCACTGAATGTCTCGTGACCCGCCAGTCGGGTTGCCATTAGTATTTATGCCCGCTGCAATGTAGGTTGAATCTGTACGTGGATTACGCACAGCTTGCGGGTCATCCACTGGATACATACCTAACTGCAACTGCGGCTGATCGGGATCCCAGCACTCAGGGCAAACCAATAAGTCGTAATTCTTTGTCTTGATGATCTCTTTACGAAGCAATTTTAATTTGTATTGCTGGCCACAGCGATCGCACATGGCGATACTGTTCTTACCAGAAGCAAACCTATTGCCCATTAAGTGCCACCACCAATAAACTGTTGTCTAGGTACAAAGCGAATAGCCGCCTTCTCACGGTCTTCGGTTGCAGCTAATTCCCAAGCATCGTCATACTGCTGTTTCAACACCGGCAAACGCTCAGCGCCACCAGCAATCTTTAACGCCAAATAGTACGCAAGGCCAGCAGCCAAACATGGGATAAATCTAAACGGTACGTCCATCACGTTCACACCACCACCCGCGTCTTGCGTGCGGCGTAAGCGCCAGTAAACAAACGTGTACTGCTGTGACCCATCGGGAGTTGGCCAAACTGTAATAGCTGGAACCTGCGCCCAGTACACGGCAGCGGCAGCGGTATGACCCACAGCGATCGTATCTTGCTGGCCACGGGAGCAGTTAAACAGTGTGCCGGACTTGGCGTTTGTGTTCTGCGTGATGTAGCCGTAGTTGATGATCTCGTCATCAATCTTAATGAAACCAGTTGCTGGTAAGCCTGTTACATCATTCAACACAACAGTTGTGCTGGTAGCTGTAATCGTCGTTGTGAGCGTAGCGGCAATTGGGGTATTCTGGCCGTTGTATCGCTGAATCCAGACTTGGATTGGTCTGGCTTGCTGAATTTTGTTGGGGATCGTAGCGTACGTAGAAACACTAATACGTGTGATTGTTAAGTCAGCCTGTGTATTAGCTGCGTTAGGCTGCGTGCGGATAACGTGCTCAATTAGATCAACCGTGTTGTCTGGTAGAGCGTATGTATTCTGGCCTTGAACAAGAGTGATCTCACCCTGCTCTATAGTCCACATATTGATGCCGCGATTGGCCCAATCTGCGAACATAATGTTCAAGCTACGACGAGCAGTACGCAAGTCATAGCCAGTGCGCAGCTCACCACCGGCGCGTTCAAACGCCTCCTCGACCAATTCGTCGAGTTGGAGATTAAAACCTGATGCGCCAGAAGTGGTTGCCATTATCTAAATCCTGCAGTTTTCTTCGCAATTGTTTTGGGTTGCGCTACGAATTGTTTTCCGGCTTTTTTGCCAGCACGTTTCGCACGCGTTGTTGCAGCATACTCACTTGGACTGAGACTTTTAATCGCAGCAGAAGGAAGGTATCTTTCACCTGTGTCAGAAGATTTTTTACCACTTTTGGTTCTCCATTTTTGGTCGCCCCAGTCCTTAAGAGACTGTT